GCAACCCACCCTTCTATTCGTTTGAATCGCAAGCCTCAGATTCTAGTCGGGGAACTAGCCTGGCTCTTACTACCAGTCTTCTACGCTATGTGGGCTGGTCGGTCACATAGGATTCTATTTGTTTAAATCATTCCTCTGGTTTGCGAGGATAGTATTCCTCTAGTCTTACCTTTGTAACGATTTTCTTCTTCTGCTGAAAGTCTTTCAAAATCGGTTATTGCGGTTGCTTTTTTGCCAATTATTGCATCTGCTAGTCCCGCAACACCCATTGATTTTCTGCCAGATAATGTGGCAAGTTTTTCTTCTGTTTCACGGGCTTGTGCTACTTGACTAAAACCAACAAGTGATGACTGGAATGTTTGTCCACCTGCTGCATAGTTTGATGCTTGCTCTGCTGTAATTCCACCAGTAAGTGTATTGGCACCAATGCCTTGAGTTTCTGCTGCTGCAAGTACCTGGTATCCCTTAACTTCTTTTTCAAGTTCAGCAACACCTTTTGTGCCAGTAAGTAAAGCCTTGGCAAGTTTGCCTCTGTCGGCAGTTGGATAATAACGATTGATTGTGTCTTTAACTTCCTTGGGAGCCTGGTCAATAACATCAAAAACATTTGCAATGTTCTCTGCAATGGTTGTTACAGAAAGCCCTTTACCAAGCAATTCGCTGGTGTAAGCATCTGTTGCAAGGTCGGCAAGATTGCTTCTGCGGAATATATCCCCTAATGCTCCTTGAGACCTAACAAACTCTCCAATTGTGGGAACCTCAACAGATACTCCTGAAGTTTTAAGGTCTTGCAATTTGTAAATTGCAGAAAATCTATCTGTAAATGGTTTCATTACAGGGTCATTACGTGAAGCGGCAAGGGCTAAATTCATTGACTCGTCTGCCGTAGAACCAGTTTTACGAAATCCAGAAGCAGTTTTATAGAGTGCATCAACCCAGGGTTTTTTTGATTCTGCTTCTCCAAAATATAAAGCAAGGGTTTTGCGAAACGTATCAACTGCAAGTCCTGGCGTATCAACTACCGCTGTAGTGTCTCCAGTTGTCTCATCTGTTGCGGCTCCAGTAACAATACCATTTACGTACTTCTTGCCACTATTGTTTCCATTAAACGGCGTACCATTAAAGTAAAGTATTCCACCAAGCATTTGAAAAATTTGCCCGCCCTTGACGGCTAGCGTAGAAGGGTCTACTTTTCTGGCTGCTAATGTTTCTTTACGGGCAGCGGATTTGGCGGCAAGGTCTGCTTCACGAGCAGCCTTTTGGTCTGCTAATTTTTGTGCAGTTTTTGCTGCTTTATCTTCTGCAAGAAACGCGGCAGCGGATGCTTCTTGTTTCTTTGCTGCTGCAAGTTGGGCTTCTAGTTTTGCTTGAAGAGCCGATGCTTGGGCTAGTGCTTTTTTCTGTGCTGCTGTAGGCGCCATTTAGATTCCCATTCCAGCAGCGCGAGAAAAAGCAACTGCGCCGTCTCTTGCTTCTTCATTTGCTGCTTTAGTTTTCTCACGATTAGGGTGATTAAGTGCGTAGTAGTAAACATCTGTAATAGATGGGGCTGGCGCCTTACCAGTAACGTCTGGGTTCAAGAACCTAATTACATCAGGGTCTGAGAGTTCAAATGAACCAGCGTCCATTTCCCAAACTTTAGAAAGAGTTCCAATAATTGGTTCGGCAATGTCTGCCATAGTAAGCCCAGGTGTATTTTTAAGTCTGTCAGAGTAGGCTGAGTAAAGTTTTTGTGCCCTTGTTGAAAAATCAAGTTTTAAATCATCAAGAGTTTTATCTCCAGATGCAACTGCTACTCCATAAGCGTTGATTTCTTTGACACTTAAGTTGTTAATGCCATATGCCTTAAGAAGTGTAGAGACATTAGAAATCTGTTTAATTGCTGCAGATGGAATGCTTTTGGTATCTCCAAGGTTTACCTTAGCCCAAAGGAATGCCTCAGTAAAAGATTTAGGGTCAAAGGCTGATGGGGTTGTAATTGTTTCATAACCACCAGTGGTAGCCTTGCGACTTATTGTTTTACCTGTTGCAGCCTCAGCATTTATTTTGGTAAGAAAATCTGCCCTGTCGGCATCTGTAAGAAGTGACATATCAAAGCCAATTGCCTTGCCAATTTTGTTAAGCGTAGCGTTTGCATTGACAGTATCGTATTGAATAATATTTGTTGTAAGACCAGTAGTTACTGGTGAGTTTTCTGTCATTACTTGGAGAACATCCCAAGGTGATTGCTTCTTGCCTTCCTTAAAGGCTGCTACTGCGCCATCTACAATGTCTGCCCAAAGATTCTGACGAGCAGAATCAGTTGGTCTACGGTTGGATATTCCAAGAAGATATTCAGAAAGAGCAATTTGAGATTCTAATGGAAGTTTAGCAAATGACTTTTTAACTATTAAGGCATCAGCCTTTATAAGGTTGCCCTTAGCATCAGGCATCCAGATATAAACTTTTTCTTTTTTCTCCGCCTTGGGGGCAACAATAATGGTGCCAGGTGCCGTTGGAACTGGTTTCTCTGCCACTATTTATTCTCCCTTAAATTATCATTTTCAAAATACCTTGTAATCATTCTTTGAAGTACTGGGTCCCACATATCATAACTAGAAGCAAGGTACCCAACCCAAGCATTTTTAACTCCCGCTTTTGAACCAGTTGGAGCATCTTTATATGCTGCTGCATATTCGTTGCGATACTGAACAAATGCTTTAGCGTGTTGCCAGAACTGAGTCTTGCCATACTTGCTCATAAACTCTTTATCTTTGACAACCGTTGCAAGACCCTGAGTTTGAATCCAAGCCTGGTTACCTGTGGTTGCACTTTTTTGATATTCCTGGAACCAAGGAAAACTATCTTTTCCAAGAGTGTTTTCTGCATAATCTTTAAGTCTTGTCTTAAGTTCGGGCACGCTTAGATAACTTGCATAACCCGCAGCCTTTGCTGCTTCATTATAACGTTTCTTTTCTGTAGTATATGCAGCCCAAAAACGAGACTTTTCAATTTCTTCTTCAACAAGTTGTGGTGTCTTAAGTGCTGAGTTAACCATTGTTCCGTCTGGGAAACGAGCCATTGTTGAATTAAGAAACTTATTAACCTGAGGACTGTATTCTTTTGGTAGGTCGGCAACCATAAGACCAATTACAGATGGGTCAATCTGGCGCAACTTAGTTGCAAGACCTGGAAATTTATCCCAAATTCTTTCATAAGCCTTCTGGCTTGGAGTAATATATGAAAGTGAATCCTGAGAACTAACAAAGAGTCGTTCTATAGGAAATTCTGAACCAGTTTCTGCTTGCATATATTTTTGAAAATCGTCTTCTGCTAACTTGCTTGCTTCAGTTAGATTCTTACCTTTTAGTTGATATTCATTAACAAGACCATAATAATAGTCACGATATAAACCATCTGGTTTTGATTCTACGTATTGAGGCGTACCAAGAATTGAGAAGAATTGAGTGCGAGCCTTACGCAAATAAATACTTTTTGCTCCAGCAACAACAGATTTATCTGTTGGTTTGGGACCTTTGCCCATATCGTACAAAATCCATTGCCGATTGCTTTCTGAAATCCAGGAGTCAACAAACATCTTATTTGTCTTATCTGCACTCATTCCAATAATTAAATTTCGTGCCCAGGCTGGAGTAAATGTATTAATAATTTGTTTAGCAGTATCTGGTTCAATTCCATATGGGAACATTTCCTCATATGAATATCCAGGAATTTTACCAAATGTTGAATCAATCATTTTCTTGATTTCATCTTCTGTATTTGGTTTGTTTGAATAAACCTTGCTAAGTAAAATAGGAACTATAAAAGAAGCACCTGGAAAGTTTGCTATATAGTTTGTAGCGCGGGCGTTAACAATAACACCCTTGCCATCATTGAGTCCCATTTGTTTTGTTCCAGGAACAAGAAGATATTTAGCCTTCATAGGGTCATCAACTGGATTACCATTTTCGTCTACACCAAATGAATTGTAAAGACCATAGTAACTATTTAGGAATCCACCAAAGCGTCTAGGTTTCTTAACAGCAAATCGGCTATAGCGATATATACCAGAGGCAGCAGCATTAGGAAATGTCGCTAGTCCACGGGCAAGATAAAGTGCGCGATGTTGACGCGGGATTGTATAGAACACCTTTGCCACCTCATCAACCAACTGAATTGCTGCTGCGTGATGAATTGTATTAAGTGTAGATACGTCAATTGTTTGACCTTGAGCAAGTAATCGTTCTGCTCTTTCTGCGACAATTGCTGTATGGCGTGAGGTACCCCAGACTTCGCGGATAGCATTTTCTGGCTTCATCATAAATCGCCAGGTCATTGCTTGCGCGGCGTCAATGGCTGCACCAGTATTACCTAGAAGACTTGCATTTGAATATTCAACATCAAGTGGGTGAATAGGAGACATTTGGTCTAAATATTCTGACAATTCGCGGCGTAATCCAGATGGAGAAACTGCACCTTTAAGTGCCAGTTGCCGCACTTGATATGTAGGCAAATACTTTTGAACAAATATAATTTGGTCATCAACCATTTTAATTACTTCATCTGGTGTTTTGCCCATTTGACGGGTGTAGAACTTGCCCTGCGTAGTGGTTGTCCACTGTAGCAATTGTTCACGAGATTGACCAGAAAGAATTCTATCAACAAGTAAGTCGCCGCGCATTTGGTTATTAACAACAAATGCTAGTTCATCAAAGTATGTTGGGTCAGCAACGTTAGTTACACCTTTTGGCGAACGCGCCCTAATACTAATTGTCTTAGCAACCGATGTTTTATTACCCAAGAATTCAAGTGTGCGTGTAGCGTTGTTTGCAATCTCAGACATATAGCCTTCGCCAAAATTTGAACGATTTGCAAAAGAAGGAAACTTTAGTGTTTGTCCATTTGATAGTTGAACATTTTGAGTCTCCGCAAGCAATGGTTGCTTTGCGTAACGGGCTTCGGAAACCTCAAATAGGTCTGCTTGGCGAACGCCGACAGGACCAATTTCATCAATAACTTTTCCAATTTTGTCATATGCTTTTGCAATTTCCGAAGTAATAGTATTTAACTCAGGCGCCATAGTATTAATATCTTCTACGGCACGAGCAAGCGTCATTTCTGCTGCTGATATTTCTGCAGCATAACGTGGGTTTTTTGCATCTTTAAGAAATTGAATTCTACGGCGCAAATTATAAATTGATGGAATTGATATTGGTGTTCCATATTCATTGGCATAAACATTAAGTCTAGACTCAATTGTAGCAACATCTTTTTCTGCATCTTTAAGACGTATTTTAATATCGTCTGCCCAGTCGCGCTTGGCTGCTGGAGAAACTCCAGTACCGACACCAAAGTGTGATTCGTATGTTGCATATATTATATCACGATTAAGTATGGCTTGGTTGTATTGGTCAGAAAGAGCCTTGACTTCTCTTTGAATTTCTCTCTTAGCGCCAGGTAGAAGAGTTGTTGATTTTTCTACATTTCGGGCAATGATGTTTCTGCTTTTTTGAATCATACTTCCTATTGCAGTAGTAAACATTGGTCCCGCAAATGTCATACCGCCAGAAAGAGACCCTGCTAAAAGAGGCTCAAAGACAGAATTCTTAGGAATATATGAAAAACGATAAAGTTGAGCAGCAGAAAAAAGTCTACTTGCGCCTTCAAATACTGTACGTGCTGCTGAAGAAGTTCCTTGTTTTATTGCCGTTGCCCCACCAGCAACTACATTTTTTTTAGAACGGGCAAGGCGTAAAATCATACGGTCAAATTCACCTAATGGAAGCATAGGCATAGAGTTTGCTAACTGACGTTGTGTACGTGGGTCAACTTGAATGCGAACTCCTTGTGGGTCCATAGCAAATCCTTCTTTGCGTAGACCAGAGTGAACTCTATAAATTTCTTCCATTAATTCATCAACCATTTGGTCAATTTGATTGACCTCAAAGTATCCGCGTGAGAAAGCAATTGAGCGAGCCATTTCTTTATTAACTGTTTTAATAACAAGAGCACGTTCGCCATCTGTTTTGGCGCTAACAAAGCGGTCAATAACTTGACGGCGATATGCAGAGGCTGGCATTGCCTCACGTGTATGGGTTTCAATAACTCTTGAACCATTTCTGAATAATGGAATGTCGTCAAAGACTGCCATCAATTCATCTACACCATTCATTGGACGTAGACCAGAGTTAGTAACAATACCCTTTGGCATAAATGTACCAAACTGACGCATTAAGACTGTAATGGGTCCATTCATAAAACTACCTAAAACGGTTTCTGCTACGCCACCAAGTCCAACAAAATCGCGTTCCATACTAGCCGTCTTAATTTGACCAGCGCGTGAGCGGGCTTTGCCAACTACACCTTGACCAATAATTGGCTCCATTGGTTTGTAATTTTTTCCAAGAGCCAATACCTCAGTGTTCATAAGACCAGTTGCTTCGTCAAGTTCTTGTCTTAAGAAAGCATCGTAAACTTCTTGGTGCTTAGGATTCTTTGCAATAGCATCATCAAAGGCTGCAGTCCAGCGAGCACGCTGTTCTGCTGTGTACTCTGGCATCTTACCTTCTGTAATGTACTTACCACGAGTTACAGCGGTAGCATCACCAAGCACCCAAAGGTCATCAGACATTCTTAATACTGATAAACGTTCAATTGCTGGACCATATCCTTTGTCTGCAAGTAAAAGGTCTCTAACAACTACTGGGTCTTTTGTTTTTTTAATAAGGTCTGGAAGAGCAGAGTTATAACTATGTTTCTTTACGATACGAACAATATCAACAATGTTTTCGGAGGCTACAAGGTCCATAACATCTTGACCAATTACAGTTTGATTTCCAGCAACTCCGTTACTATTAACAAAGGCAATATGGTCGGTCATATCTTTTTCAAATAAAGGCATTGCTTCAACATCTGTTGCTTTAAACTTTGTATTAAGCCCAACACGAAGTGAACCAGCCTTAGCAATTGTTCCAGTGCCAGCAAATGCAGCATTAATTGCTACGTTCTTAATAATAAAATCATTCCATCCACTAATGAATGAACCTAATGGATTATCAACAAAATTTTCTTGGATACTTTCATCATTCCAGAGATTAACCTCTGACATATCCATACCGTTAGCATCTAAAATTGCTGATTCAGCCACACCAATAAGGCTAAATGGATTCTTAAGCATTGACTGACCAAGAGATACGTCAGCACTTCGGTTCCAAGCATCACGAATATCGCTTAGTTGAACACCTTTTCCATATTTCTCATCATTGTACAATGGACTGTATGGGTCTGAAAGCAAATTTGTTGTAGATATTCCACGAGCAATTGGCGAGAACACATACTTCTCAGCCTTTTCTGCTACACGAAGAATAGGGTCAAAGCCTTCTAGGCTTCCTTGAATAAATTTGTCTTGTTGTTCTTGGGTATATTTACCAATTTTAGATTGTTGAATTCCCTGACCAGCAAGGGCGGCATCTTCTGGAGAATATCCCGCTTTTACTGCACCGCTTTGCAAGTTCTTTACTAAAGGGTCAACAATAAGGTCATTTAATAAAGCGCCAGGCAAAGCAGCAACAGCCTTACCTAAACCTACAGTTGCATCGCCTATAAAATTGCGACCACTTTCACGAGGTTTAAAAGTATTAAGAAATGAATCCCAAAATGACATTACTTCACCGCCAATGGGTTAAAGTCACGACCTCCGCCGCCCTTTACATCCTGATTTGTAAGAGTCATAATGAATACATCCCTATCTTCGGGTGATTTCCACTTGACCATTGCCAAAGGGATTGCGATTGCATAATTTTCATAACCTAGAGAGTTTGCAAATTTATCTAAATGGTCAAAAAATCCATTTTCCAACCATTGCATTAAAGTATCTGTTCTCTCAGATAATTAACAAATCGTTTGTATGAATCTGGTGCATTAGGAATACGAGTTGCATTAATTAAATCAGGAAGATAACGCTTAATAATGTCAACGTTTTCATTCTGATTCATAGGGGATGTAATACGTGAAGGCAAAGCCTCTGAACCGCGACCCTTACCAAAGTCAACACCATCTGAAATAGGTCGTCCATCAGGTTGCAAGTCATCTAGTGATGTAACTCTACTACCCATACTTGGCATACCCGCTGATGGGCTTACTGGTGAAGGTGCAGCAAACATTGTTGCACCTTCTGCTTGTGCTTCTAGTTTACCATTCTGACTGTAAGGAAACCCTGTGTAACCTGGGTTAGCCTGTCCTGACTGCCCATTCCCACCCTGACCATTAACATTTGCAGGGTCGTATTGTGGACCGCCATTGGGTCCTCCACGATTTTCTATTGGTGCGGTAGTCACAGTGCCTCCTACTTAAAATGCTTGAATTGTGTTTTAGATAAATACGGAGCAGCCGTAAATGCTGTAAGTTTAGATGCAATTTCCATTGCCTCATAAGCATCAGCACCTGCGTGTAGTGCTCCTAGCGCATAAGGTGCGCCAGAACCTGCGGCATAAACTCCGCTAATGTTCTTACTTACTGCTAGTTCGTGGTCAATGTCAAATATTTCACCACATACTGCAATTAAAAATTGAAATCTTTGTTCAGTCTTTGGCTCATCAAAGTTAAAACCATTTGATGATAAACATTTACGAAGCGAAGGCATAGCCTTTGTAATCATAAAGTGAAACAAATCTTTTTTATCTAACTTAACTGGAGTTGGTGGCTCCCATATATGTTGTGCTACATCGCAAGGAAGTATCTCACCCGAACCAGCAATTAAATAACCATTTGTTTCTGAAATTTTCTTTACGTTTGGATGAGTGTAGATATATCCACTATCATCTGTAGTACGGCTGTCAGCCACAAGGACACAACTGTCATCGTATTCTATACCAATTAGCGTTGTCATTGTCCCCTACCTTATTAGCGCCGATTAATTGTTCTTACACTACCGTTTGCTTCTCCTGAGCCCGAAAGGCTAGAAAGAATATTCATAATGCTTGGTGGTGGTGCTTCTTCTGGGGCAATTTCTGGACCACCCTGTTGTTCTGGTGGAATAGCGCCTCCTGCTGGAGCAGCAGCGGGAGCAGGGGACGTTTGCTCAACCACTTGTTGTGCCCCAGCAGGAGGAACTGGTTGCTGCGGAGCGAACGTGGCTTCAATAGCGTCTTCTAGGGCTTGACCCTTCTGACGTGCCTTGATAACCGCAGCAATATTTCGTACTATCTCCGATGGGTCTTGTCCCTGTGTTGCCATCTGTGGAATTGCTTGAGTCATTGCGGTAAGAGAACCAAGTAGCGCAGAGCGCATATCTTCAATTTCAATTTTTTCAAGTTCCTGTGTTACGTTAACCGTAAATGGAAGTTCTCTCATTGCCATATCGCGTGAGATTAACTTGCCGCCCAAAGCCTGTAGCATAAAAATAAGACCCTGTGCTGGGTTTAATCCTGCAAGCATTCCATATCGGACATCTGCTGAGTAGTCATTCTTGATGTCTTTAGTTGGCTTGTAAGTAATTTCATAAGGTGAACCAGAATCAACACCACGAATGGTCTTCTCTTCTGGATAAATAATTTCGTCTACTTCAAAACATATGCTAATGACATCACGAAGTGCTGCAGCAAAGATTGCTTGTGCAGATTTAACCTGTGTATCAAAGGCTCCCATAAGAGCCTGTACTCCTTGACCCGTAACAATGGAAGCATCAATGTTTCCAGTACGAGATTCAGGATAGCGTGTACCAACACGCAGTTCTTGGTTAAGAATATTTTGTTCTGTAAATGCACCCTGTGGCAAAGTAAGTTCTACTCGGCGCACACCTGCTGGGTTGGCTGTACGGATAACCGCATCTCCACCCAACTGCAATTCCTGAACATCTTGGGGAAGCACAATAGGAGCCTGAACAGACTTCTCTGCTGCTTCCATTGCAAGCAATGCAAATCGGTTACGTAGTAATTGAATACCAAGCACATCATCAAACTGTCCACGCATTTCACCATCAATAGATGGCTTACGTGCAACAACAACCATCATCTTGCCAAGCGGATTTGCTGCTTGAGAAAGAATTAAATTGCTTCTGCGTGGCACATAGATTACAGATTGGTCTTTATCGTAATAACGAACCATCTCAATTGTTGCATTAAGGTCTTGCTTGTAACCTTCTGGTCCAAGAAGTTGGCTATCATACTCTGGGAACTGAGATACTAGTTCCCCAAGTGTCATAGTATATCTTTTAGCAAATGCCACACAACGTCCATAGCGGTCAAATTCTGGGTAAGCCCCAATTGGATTTTCTATGCGAATACGTGGCAGTTTTGCTTCATCGTCTAATTCAA